CTGACGTGGTGTCAGGCACGGACACGGCAGACATGGCGGCTGGAATCAAGTTCACATTCTAGTTCCTAAACACTGTGGAGCCGGCGGAGATCAGAGAAGGTCAAAGCCGGCTTTACGCTTTTTAACGCTTCGCGTTATTTTCTCGTTTACGCTATCTCTGGTAATTTACGCTTAAAGCAGATTATTCCGTTTGATGTGTTCCCATGTAACAATCTCCTCATCTGCATATACTGTAGCATGTGTTTAATTTCTGTCAACGGTTTGAAAAAAATAATTAGTAATATGAAAGTTACACTTGCTAGTTCAGACACATTGCCTCGTAACATTTTATATATCGGTAAACGTAGATCGTATCCGGTAAATGTTGTCAACGACCGAGCTTACGTGCATACCTTTGACTATCAGGAAAAAAATGTTTATGAATATGTGATTAAAGACGCAATGGCGTTGTCTGGTTCTAATACCCATCATTTATTTGGACTAGTTAAAGATAAAAAATTTTACTTTCAAGACTGGGCTAAAGGAAATAAATCTGCAAGAACAACCAGTGCTTTTTGGAAAAATCTTCCTGTGAAACAAATAGGGACAGAGATCGATATTGATATAGATAATAAAAAAATCATTGCATTCAATGAGCCAGTAAATTTGTTTTTTAGTATAAACGCTTACTGGCATTGGTTCATGGAGGACGTTCCCTTGATAAAATTTCTAAATACAAACAACTATAAAATTATCACAAACAAATTAACAAGTTGGCAGAAAGAATCACTAAATTTTTTCCCCAAACTCAGACAAAGAATCATCGAAGTAGAAACACCCTGCATAATCAAGTCTCCGGAATTTCATTTATTTTCCAAGCCAGACGGCGGAGCAGGCAGAAACTGCAAATGGGTGAGTGAATTTTTAAAAGAGCATTTTGTACCAACCGAGACTTTTGAACCTTATAAAAAAATTTATATCAGCAGGAATGATGCAGAAGCAAGAGCAGTTGACAATGAAGCAGAAGTAAAAACATTTTTAAAAACTAAAGGATTTGAAATTTATGAGTCGTTTTCACAAATTGGACTGCAGGAAAAAATAGATCTTTTTGCTCAAACAAAAGTTGTTGTTAGTCCAACAGGTGCAAATCTTTGTCATGTCTATGCTATGTCAAAACATAGTTGTGTGATAGATTTTAATCATAAATTTTTATTGGCAGACGAACATTGGTATAACAATATCGGTTCTGCATTAGGCATCAACTGGATAACTATTGGTGCAGTAACAGGTGCAAGAAATAAAAGGCCAAGAGAAAGAAATAGGAATTTAATTTTACAACCCAGTCTATTAGATTTGGTTTTGGTTTAATGAAAGACTTTAAACAGACAGAAACGGATAACACTTATAATTTCTGTAAGCCATGGTTTAAAAAAAATAAAAGAATAGCACTGGATATTGGTTGTGATGTATTTCAATTTGCTGGAAAATTAGAAAAAGATTTTGATAAAATTCATTGTTTTGATTTTCGTGATAAATTTTCTCAAATAAAAAGATATGTAAGCGATCCTAATAAAATTACTTTCCATCAGACCGGACTAGGCGAAACCTCAGTGACTAGGTATACTAAATCCGGGGTTGGCAGAATTAAAGCAGGAGAAATTCCAACCAGCAGTTCAAATTTAGCAGTTCCTATACGTACATTAGATTCCTTTGGTTTATTTGACTCTGTTGATTTCATAAAAATGGATGTAGAGGGATATGAACCTAAAATTATACAGGGCGGTCTGCAAACTATAGAAAAGAATAAGCCTGTCATTCTTTGTGAAATCAATAGAGGAGACTTCACTGCAAAACACATGTTAGAAGAAATGGGTTACACCTGTGCCGATGTTTATCACAAACTAGGACAACCACACGACTACCTATTTGTTCCAGACCCCATTCTTTTTTAGGAAGTGTATGATTCTCGACCTGTAATTTATTTTCTTGTGGCCAGCGGCATGGAAAAAGTACACGGGCGGTGCGTCTGTGAAATAAGCCCTCTTGTAATTAAATTTGTGATCTAGATGTTCTACAGTGACTCTACTGGCCATGGTGGCATACATCAGGATAACTCCGTCGTCTTCGTCAAACTCTCTGAACTTCGCGATGAACGGTTTCATTTTTTGTACAACATGTTTATTCAAAACAAAAACACCGGGCTGGAATCCTTTTGCCTTTATTACCTCTATTGAAAATTCTTTTAGAAGACCACGTCTCATGTTTTCATAATGTGAGTTTTCGTGATCACCTTGCCATTTGTTTGACCATGCGGCCTTGAGAGATGTGTCATCATTGCTTTGGTCAAAAATGTTGAGAGCACCGGGCATGGCAAACACATCGGAATCGACATACATGATCTGATCATATGTGTCCCACCAACTGTCATCTAACCAAAGATCAAATCTTTCAAAGGTTGGATGTTTATGATTTAGTTTTGGCTTGTCTATCAGTTTGTAGTCGCAGTCATATCTTTCAGCATACAATTGGAAACTTTTTGCACTTACCTGTGCGAAAACATCTTGTTCGTTGCTGAGGTTGTTGTATTCTGGTTCCGTGTAGAGTTTGGTATCGATGAAGTACTGTACAATACAATTTTTTTTATTTCGAGACATACAGTCTATCCACCTTGTTTAAATTTTTTAAGTACATATAACCAAGATCTTTTAAGAGTCCTTCAGTTTGGCTTTGCTCTATATTGAAAAATTTTTTAGAAAGATTCCTGTTATGGAATTCTACCACCAGTACAGGCCTGTGCTTTTTGATTGTGTTCTCGGCCCCCGATAGCACAAAGTATTCGTATCCTTCTGTGTCTACACACATGAGGTCAACGTGGTCGAATTTGATCTTGTCCAATGCTCTTATCTTGTATTTTTTGGCTCCAGGTTGTTCTCGCACATCCACATGATTTGCCAACGGTCCTCTGCCTTTCCTTGGATGGATGTCGTTGGTGGCAACCTCGGTGTCATTAGATCCCAGACCATATGGATGCACAGTCAAATTGTTCACACCAAACTTCTCCATGTTGGCCTTGAAGCATTGATGCACATCATTGTCAAAATCGAATGTATGCACATGTTTAAATTTCTTGGACAATAAACGAGTTCCAAATCCGTAATGAACTCCTATCTCCAGTACGCACTTGTTTTGTTTCACATTTTTCATGATCTCCTGCAGTTCTTGATCGCTCTCGTTTGTGTAATCTATGTTGCTTTCAATGGCAGGACCATACCTGTTGTCCTCTTCCAAAACAGTCCAACCAAAATAATCTCTGGTCCTCATCAAAATTGATCCCAGGTCTCTCTGGACGAAGTACAATACTTGACCAGTGTTTCACCACCTTCCACGTTGATGAAATTTTTGTCTCTCCACTGATGGTGTAAGATTTGATACCACCCCCATTCGGCTCCAAGTAGGTCCTTGTTGTCATGGAATTCCTGCACATTCTTTAACCTGTGCCTGCTGTGGAAAAGCACATGGTCCCATAGGTACCATCCTGTGCATCTCCTACAATCTAAGTTTTTGTGTTCTTTGAGTTCATGGGCAGGACCTTCTTTGAATCCGTCCAGTGCGTCAAATCCCACGCTGTGGCCTGTGTCTTGGACATGCTGTATGTATTTTGAGTAATCGGCCTTGGAACTCAGTATGGCATCGTATCTCATCCTTATGATCACTTTGTATTTTTCCGGCAACGTGTTGACCAAAAAACTATGTCCCAGTATCTGTTTGGAATTTGATTTTGTCTGTGCCAACAGATTCTTTTTCCACCATATTTTTCCACCACGGTCCCCTGGCGTTGGAGTCCGTGTGTACTTCCTCCAAAGTGAACAATCTGGTTTGGTCTTGGTCTCTACAAGGTTGTGATAATCGTAAGTGGGTTCCGGAAACAGTTCACATCCGGTGGCGTTCTTGGGCATGTCATATCCTTCCCATGTCGAGAAGAACGTGTCGTATGGCAAAATGTTTTTTGTTCTTTCAATTACCCATTCGTGTTCTGCACGTGCCAGTCCCGAGAAGCATACGGCAACTTCTTCGGCCTTGATCATTTGACATAACCCCATTTGGCTATGGCCTGCTCGTATTCTATTCCGTATGTCTTGTCTATGGCCTGACGCATGGCTAGTGCACCTGAGGTGGTTCCACCAGGATGACCGTGTATGGCACCTCCCGAGTTGGCCAGGTAATCCAGGCCTGCCAGTGAATTGACCTTGTCTACAAGGCCTGGGTTGAATCCACAACTCAAAGCAGGTGTTGTGTTGCCCGCCTTTAGTATCTTTAGGCACTCCATTATCTCTTCGGGGTCGTCGTTGCTGTATCCTCCCACCATCCCGGTCTGTATGGTGTCCACTCCCATCAGTGTGGCAAGTTGACACATCACTGGCCAACTTATGCTGAATCTGTGATTGCGGTCTGTTGAAACTTTTGCACCACTGCTCTGGTAGTGCAGGAACAAGGGTAGGTCTAACTTTCTTATGCTGTTGTACGCTCCATATCCACTGAACACGTTGATGTGTACTCCGTTGCCACCCAACTGGTGTACGCGTCTAACACGATCAGTCAGCACATGAGGATCGCAATTTATGGTATGACAGAAAATCACTTTTTGACTCTGCTTGGCCAAGTAGTTGGAAATCAAGTCCACACGTTCTTCAAGTGGACATATCACTGGGTTGGACATGATTTCGTCTTCCTTTATGAAGTCCACTCCCCCGTCCACCATCTGTTTAACCATTTCTAATAATATTTGAGGAGTTATTCCTATCTTAGGTTTTACTATACCACCTAGAAATGGTTTATTTTTTTGTCCAGTAAATTCTCTCATACCCGATAGTCCAAATTTTGGTCTTAAAAAGTGTTTAGTGACTGTTTGGGGTAATTCTAGTTTTACCAGTCTACATTTTGTTATTATTCCAATGTCTACATGTCCACCCATCAGTTGGCAGAGCATGTGAGCCATGCCGTCTGCATTCCAATCTGTGTTCGCTACAGGAAAGCCTATCTTGACCAATCCATCTGATTGTTTTTGTAATTTGGCTTTTTCTCCTACAATGACACAACTATGATTCTCGAAAAGTTCTTCGGTCTCCCATTTGTTACGCACACTGGGATTGCCCACGCTTTGGCCTATGGCCAGGGCCCATGCCGCTTCTTTTAAATCTGCACTGCTTGACATCTCATAAGTTGCTATGAAATATTTTTCGCGGTCTACGTCTGTGTTATAGAATAACATCTTAAAATTTGCAGTTTGCTAAGAAGTTTGTAAGTTCCTCAGGTGTGCCCATGCCCCACATCTCGTCGACCATGCTGGCCTTAAATTTTTTGCCGTCTTTGATTGCTTCGTTGTAAACCGGACACACATAAAATTCATTATTTGTCCTGATGTTTTTTTCTATCATTTGATCTGCGTATTTCACAAAATCACTGCCATGTTTCCAATGATACACCCCCACTGTGGCATTGTTTGATATAGGATTCTTTTCTGCAACCTCTGATATCCATCCGTCGCCGTTGAGTTTGGCAAATGAATGTTTTGGATGGACACTGTTGAAGGTCAATATTCCTCCGTCTGAATTTTTGTCATTGAAGGCACTTATTGTCTCTAAACTGTTCCATTTTATCCATTGGTCCGAATTTGCTATCACTAATTGTTCGTCACTGTCGATAAACTCTCTTGCCTTCAACACCGTGCATGCCGCCCCTTCCGTGACTCCGTCTATCTGTACAATCTCACATTCTGGTGCTATCATAGATAACATACCCTTTAGGTCGTATTTTTCATAGTGGGATTTTTGAACTAGGAAGATGTATTGTCCCTGTAGGTTTAGATTTTTGACCACTGTGGCTATCATTGGGTCACCCCTTACCTCGATTAAAGGCTTTGGAAAACTGTATCCGGCCTTCTCGAAACGTGATCCAGCACCCGCCATTGGTATTACTATCTTCATTTTTTCTCCTTGTATTTTATTAAATTATCACTGCATATCCCAGAAAACTTTTTTACTTCATCCGCAGGTAGCCTTTCGGGGTGAACTGCTATAGATTTTTTTCCTCCGGTCTTGCCAGGGTATGCCCATATATAACCCTGCGATGTCAGTGTGTAATCATCGTTGTGATGGAAGAAACAATGTATGTCCTGCAGTAACATTGCCTCTAGCGAGTTGTAATCCTTAGCATGACACCATAGTCTATTATTTTTCAACCAATCTGCATCCACAGGTTCCGTGGGTTCATCGTGCCCTAACCAAAATTTTTCTCCGTCCCATTTACAAATGTCAATTTCGCAATGATACCCTAAATCTAGAGCCTCTTGTACGTAGGACAGTGTGTTCTCACGATCTGCTTGTTTTCCATTCACATTACCTCTGTGTGCTATCAGAATCATTATGTGTGTATTTAATTAGACCTTCAATTAGAAATATATTTCTCTAATCTGAATCCTTTTGAGTCAAAGCATTCCACATAATCAGAATTGTTAGAATGTCTTATTGTTCCCTGTCCCCAAACAACGTCATGATCGCTATACGCAAACGCTCGTTTTATAGTGACATCGATGTATTGTCCGTTACCCACACCCAACGTGAGGAATGTCACGTATCTTCCCTTGTCGCCACGGAACACCCTGCCGTTGGCTATCATACCTGCAAACTCTACTTTGTCTAGATACAATTCTTTCACATACATGCCCGGCATGAAATCGTCATGACTCCACCAACCGTACTTCCTGTATTGGAATTCCGGTGTGTCCCACTTGTCTGATTTACTAGGAGTCACAACATCTATGCCCACACGCTTTGCCTCTGTCCTGTACACCCAACGCTTGTATGATCCTTGGCAATGTTTCAAACAAGACCGCCAGAATTTTTCTTTGTTGTGTGCTTTCTGGTAGGCCAATGCCCATATCAGTCTGCCCAGGTTCACGGCGTGTGCCCGGCACAGACCAAAACCTGATAATGACTGTAGCATTGTTATGATCTCGTTCTTGCGTGGATGGTCACCGAGTCTCGATATGAACTCCATGATCCTTTCTTCGTTCTTCTTTGCAAAGGCACGTCTGTACATGTCTGCCTCGTACTTGTCTATGCCTAGCACTTCTGCGATCCTGTCTATGGCATCGTCTTCGTACACTATGGTATCGCTCATGCGTTCACGACTCCAGTCATGGAACATGGTGGCCTTCTTGCGTCCGGACACTGCCACTGGCCTTATCAGTGCTGTCCCGAACACACAGTCCTTAACGCTTTTTGGTTTGATTGCCCTGAACAGTCTCCGCATGGCCGGACTCTCTGCCTGCGTCACTCCCAGCACGTCGCCCCTGCACAAAAGTTCCGAAGTAGCGGAATCCTCTTTGGGATAGTCCGTCAGTTTCCGTGTGGGATCTATCTCTATGAGTTGCGACAAACCACGATTGGCTAAAATATCCACCTTCAGGTGTTCCAGGTCCTCCACTTCGTTCTTGTCTAGTAGTATTTGATTTTCCGCCGTGAATAGGCTTTTTGGTAGTTGTCTTTGAAACATCAGTATTCCTCCGCAGTGTTTTGATATGCATCTCTTCTTGCCTTTCAATTTGTTCTCGATACGTTTGGCTTCTTTGGTATCGATGCCCAACGAATCATATGTGAACCTGCGGGGTAGGTTACCCTTGGCAC